ATATAAAACTTGGAAAGATGGGATTGTAGATGTTAGAAACTAAAATTAACGAACAATATCAAGTTCTGACCCCTGATGGTTGGTCTGATTTTTCAGATATCAAACGAAAACTATCTTCGAATTTATTAAAAATAAAATTTATTGACGGTAGTGAGATAACTTGCACAAAAGACCATTTATTCGAAATAGATCAACACACATTCATTCACGCTAACATCATAAAATCTGGTGACGTTTTATCAAAAAAAATTGTAAAAGATATAGTCCCAATAAAAGATAATCAATATGTTTACGATTTAGTGAATGTTGATAAATGGGGTCGATACTATACTAATGATTTGGTTTCGCACAACTGTACCTTCCTTGGAAGTTCTGGAACTCTCATTTCCTCTGCTGCTCTTAAGAGCATGGCTTTTATTCGTTCCATCAAGAAAATTCTGGAAGGATTGGAGCTTTACGAAGAACCAGTTCCAGGTCACTTTTACATTCTAGTGGCAGATCCATCCAGAGGACTTGGACTAGACTATGCGGCTTTTCTTGTTTTTGATACCTCTCAGGAACCTTTCAAGATTGTGGCTAAGTATAGAAATAACGTAATTTCGCCTATGTTGTTTCCTAACGTTATAGTAAATACCGCCAAGTATTACAATGATGCTTATCTGGTTATCGAAAATAATGACGTTGGTGCTCAAGTTTGTGACTTGGTGTTCTACGAACTGGAATATGACAACATGTTCCACGGAGAGGAAGCCAACGGTAAATATTATCTCAGCCAACAGGGAAGAACTAAGCAACTTGGTATTAAAACTACCAAAAGAGTCAAAAGACAGGGGTGTAATGCTCTAAAGGAATTGGTTGAAAACATTAGACTTATTGTTCAAGATTTCAATATTATAGAAGAACTTTCTACCTTTGTTCTTAAAAGAGACGGAACTTATGCTGCCGAAGAAGGAAATCATGACGATCTGGCTATGTGTCTGGTTCTATTTGCTTGGTTGACTGCCCAGCAATACTTCAAAGATTTAACCTCTTTTGATATTCGTCAGAAGCTTTATGAAGAGAAAATGAGACAGATTGAGGAAGAACTACCCCCTCTTCCTGTCACAATAGACGAGCTTGAGGATAAACCATCCTACTTTAAGCAAGATGGTATCGTTTGGCAGACAGTTTTGAATATAGATGATGATTACGGTAAAGACTGGTTTGGAAATCTCCCGTAAAGATGGCTTTTTATAAATAGATAAGATATTAATAACTCCGCCTATTCTCAGGAGAACAACATGGCATTTCAAGTATCACCAGGCGTTAGCGTAAATGAAGTTGATTTAACAACTACAATTCCAGCAACATCAGTATCAACTGGTGCGATTGTTGGAACCTTTAATTGGGGTCCAGTTAATTCTCCAACTTTAGTTTCAAGCGAGATTCAGCTAGTTTCTCGTTTTGGAGAACCAGACGCTAACACCAGCAAATCATTTTTCACGGCTGCTAACTTCCTGTCTTATTCAAACTCATTACAGGTTGTAAGAGCTGGTAACACAAGCAGTCAGTTCAATGCGTCATCTAACGCTTCAGCACAAGTTGTAATTCAGAACGAGTTGGATTATTTCAATCCTGCTTCTGGAGCATACGATAACCCAAGTGTATTTCCAAATGACGTATCGTACTCAGCGCGTTATACTGGAGCAATTGGTAACAGCATTGAGGTTCTAACCTTCGCAAATACAAGCCCAACAGCTTGGTCAGAAACTACAACCAATTCGGCTTCGTCACTTTACTCAACATGGCATCAGTATGCTGATGTGTTCGATTATGCTCCAAATACTTCTCCATACGTTCTAAACGTAACAGGACAATATCTTGGTGACGAACTTCACGTTCTTGTTATCGACAAGTTGGGTTTCATCACTGGTACAGCAGGAACAATTCTTGAGAAGTATCAGAGCTTGTCGAAATTTAAGGATGCCAAGGCAACAGACGGAACATCAAACTACTACCGTGAAGTTCTATTCCGTAAGTCTAAGTACCTCTATTCAATTAATCCACCAACAGACAACCCAACAAGCTGGGGAAGTCTAGTAAGCACATCATCTTCTTTCAGTACAGCAGAGTTTGCGAATACCGCAATTTTTGCTGGCGGAGCTGATGGTGCTATTACAGAGAATGATTATGTCACTGCTCTAACAAATTCTTTTGCTGACAAGGAAAAGATTGATATTTCATTGCTCATGACGGGTGACGGAACATCTGATTTCCAGAACGAGGCAATTACTGTTGCTCAGAACCGCATGGATTGTGTCGCTTTCATTTCTCCACCTCTATCAGTTGTTCAAGTTACAACAGATACTGGATCTGAAATTGTTGAGTGGGCGCAGTCAGTAACTCCATATGACACCACTGGTCTTACATTGACTAGCTCATATGCTGTTGTTGATAGCGGATGGAAGTATCAGTACGACAAATACAACGATAAGTACGTTTGGGTTCCTCTAAACGGTGATATCGCTGGTCTATGTGCTCGTACAGATGCTTCGGCAGATCCTTGGTACTCACCAGCAGGTGTGTCAAGAGGCGCTATTCAGAACATTGTTAAATTAGCATACAATCCAAATCAGGCAGATCGTGATATTCTTTACAAGGCTGGTATTAATCCAGTTGTCTCATTCCCAGGAGAAGGTACACTTCTATTTGGTGACAAGACATTCTTGAATAGACCAAGTGCTTTTGATCGCATCAATGTTCGTCGCTTGTTCATTGTTCTAGAAAAGACAATCGCAAGAGCTGCACGCGGTAGTTTGTTTGAGTTTAACGACTCATTCACACAGTCACAATTTGTGAACCTAGTTGAGCCATTCTTGCGTTCTGTTCAGAGCCGCCGTGGAATCTACAACTACCGTGTAGTGTGCGATAGCACAAACAATACACCAGACGTTATAGACGCAAATCAATTTGTCGGAGACATTTATATTCAGCCAGCAAGAAGCATTAATTACATTCAGTTGAACTTTATTGCTACTAGAACTGGTGTTGACTTTACACAGATTGTTGGTCAATTAAGATAAATAGGTAATATAATCTAGGAGATATAAAATGGCCTTTGACGTAACAAGATTTAGATCAGAACTAGGATTGGACGGAGCACGTTCTAATCTCTTTGAGGTTGTAATACCAAATTTCAATACCAATTTTGGAATTGATTCCGCATCAACAAGTAACAAATTAACTTTTATGTGTAAGACTGCTCAACTTCCAGGATCAACAATTGGAATTGTTCCTATTCAATACTTTGGCCGCGAAGTTAAAGTTGCTGGAAACAGAACATTCCAAGACTGGACAATCAACATCATCAATGATGAAGATTTTCTAGTTCGTAATTCAATGGAAAAGTGGATGAATGCTCTCAACGATCCACGATTGAACATTCGTAATAGTAATGCTGTTTCGACCGATCAAACAACACCTGGCAAGAGTTATGCTGTGGATGCTCTCGTTAATCAGTACGGTAAAAGCGGTAATCTAATTAAGACTTACAACTTTAGAGGAATGTTCCCTGTTGATATCAGCGCAATTGATCTTGACTGGGGTAACAACGACTCAATCGAAGAGTTCTCAGTTACATTCGCATACCAATACTGGGAATCGGTTTCAAGTGGCGTTTCTTCTACCTCTGCGAATCCATTATCTGGTCTGCCAGCAGGATCTGGTACTGGTAGTCCAGTTTCTCCACAGTAAAACTTTAGACCTACTAGATCTAATAATAATGCGTCTAAATAGATTGAAGAGAGATAATTATCCTGAGTGGGAGTATTTGTAATGTCAATTCGATTATTTGGATTTGAAATCAAGCGTCAGGAAGGGGAGGAACGTTCCCTTCCTACGCCTGTTACTCCGCAACTTGAAGACGGTGCCATTAATATACAAAGTGGTGCTCATTACGGTATATACGTTGACTTAGACGGTTCTTATAGAACAGAAGTTGACCTGATCACAAAGTATCGCACGATGGCGATGCAGCCCGAAATCGAATCAGCTATTGAGGATATCGTGAACGAATCAATCGTTCACGAATCCCGTGCTGATACTATTAAAATTGTTTTGGATGAATTAGATCAACCAGACAAAATTAAAAATATGATTCGTGATGAATTCAAGCACATGCTTATGTTGCTAGACTTTAATAATTACGGATCTGATATATTCCGTAGATGGTATGTTGATGGTAGAATGTATTACAATGTGGTCATTGATCCAGAAAATACAAAATCTGGAATTCAACAATTAATTTATATTGATCCAAGACGCATTCGTAAGATTCGTAATATCACAAAAAAGACACAGGGTGGAACAGAAGTTGTTGATCGCATTGACACGTTCTATCTTTACAACGAAAAGATTGTAAACAACAACGTTCAGTCACCACAGTTGCTTGGAAGCTATGCTGGTGGTACAAAGCTATCAGATGACTCAGTTATTTACTTGACTTCTGGTCTATTCGATCCAGCCAAGTCAACCGTTCTTTCATATGTTCATAAGGCAATTCGCCCAATGAACCAGTTGCGTTTCGTTGAAGACGCAACTGTAATTTATCGTGTTTCTAGAGCACCAGAACGCCGCGTGTTCTATGTTGACGTTGGCAATATGCCACGTATCAAGGCAGAACAATATCTTAAAGATATCATGACTAAGTTTCGTAATAAACTTACATATGATGCGGCATCTGGCGAAGTCCGTGATGATCGTAAGCATATGTCGATGCTTGAAGACTTCTGGATGCCTCGCCGTGGTGAAGGTAAGTCAACAGAAATTACAACTCTTCCTGCTGGTCAAAATCTTGGTCAGATGGATGACGTTAACTACTTTGAAAAGAAGCTTTACAAGTCGCTTAATGTTCCTGTTTCAAGACTTGAACCACAACAGGGATTCTCTCTGGGACGATCAAATGAAGTAACTCGCGATGAGTTAAAGTTTGATAAGTTCATTGACAAGCTTCGTTCGCGTTTCTCTATTCTTTTTGATGAGCTTCTGGCTCGTCAATTAGCTCTGAAAGGTATTTGTACTTTGGATGAGTGGAATCGTTTTAAACAACAGATTCACTACGACTTTCTAAAAGACAATAACTTCTCTGAGCTTAAGGAAGCAGAACTTCTTCAAAACAGAGTAAATTCTTTGACAACTCTTCAGCCATATGTTGGAACATATTTTTCAAAGCGTTGGGTACAAGAGAAGGTACTCTGTATGAACGAAGACGAAATTGTAAAAATGAAAGAACAAATAGAAGAAGAACAAGCCGAAATGCAGCAACAGATGCCGCAAGATTCGACAGAAGGACCATCTGCTCCTCCACAGCAGACAC